ATCATATTGACCATCTGGACCTTTTTTATCTACAGTAGGTGCGTTACCTAAATCGTCGCTATCATTTTGTGCGGCTTGTTGTCTAGCTGGTTCATCTACTAGTTTCGAATATCTTTTTATAGCGTCTTGGATCTTTTGATCATCCATTCCAGGCGTACCAACGTACCCTTGGACCTTATCGTGCAACGCTTTTAATTCAGCCATCTCAGCTTGTGTAAGCTGTTCGTTTAAAATATTTGATTCTACTATTGCAATTAATTTTCTAAAATCATTTTCAGCTACAGCAACTCCACGTTCTTGTGCGTCTCGTTCTGCATTAGGTACACCTGCTTGTTTCTCGCCGCCTTCTAATTTGTTTAACAATTCAATGTAACGATCTAAGTCTGCATTAGGTTGTGCTGTGTTTATATCTTGCTGTTGATTTTTTGGATCCATTGCATCGTCTGTAGTTGATGGAACTTCTTTACCATCATTTTTTCCTGCTACATCATCACCCGGTGATACTTTGTTTTTTTCAAAATCTGCGTCTAATTTATTTTTTAATGCTTTCATCGTTTCTGGACCTGCTTGTCCATCTACGTCTAAGCCATTTGCTTTTTGGAATTCTTGTACAGCAGTAAACGTTCCATTACCATATTTTCCGTCTAATCCGTTTGGATCAAATCCTAAACGTGCAAGTGCAGTTTGTAAATTTCTTATTTCTGGCATTGCTTTTTTGCCGCCATCGTTGTACGCTTTCATAAGATTAGGATTAGCTGTATCTAATTTTCTTCCTAATAGCGAACCTCCTGTAGATGCTGGGGTATCTGTTACTGCATCTGGATCTTCTTCACTGCCTACAGCGTCAACTGACCCATCATCAGTATTTGTTCCTTGCTGGAATGGTTTGCCGTTAGTATCTATAAAGAAAACCTGGCCTTGTTCAGTTGCATCAGCTGTTACTTTTTCTCCGCCAATTACTACAACATCGCCTTTTTTAATACTTTTATCAGCTTGTGCATCTGCTATACTTTTGTATTCAGCTGCTGAGCTTTGAGCTATATCGGTTCCTCCTCCTTTTGCATCTTTTGGAGTTCCGTCTGCATTATGAGTTGCACCGTATAGTTTATCCCATCTATCCTGTAGCTTATTTCTACCGCTTTGTGAAGTTGGTCTAGGTTCTACATTGCCGTCTTCTGCTCCGCCCTTAGCATTTCCTTGGTCTTTTTTACCAGTTTCCTCATCTGCTATATCATCTATTTTCTTTTTTGTTTCTGGATCAATTTTTTTTACTAAATCATTTACGGCTTTATTATTGTCTGCATCAGTTATGCCTAATTTTTCTTTTACCCAATCAACAAAACCTTCTTCAACTTTCTGGTTTTTTTCCAAGTCTACTTCTGTATATAACTTTGAATGGTCAATAAATTTTTTAATATCGTCGTTGTTCATTATTAACTCCCAACTACAGCTTTTGTATTTTCTGCATCGCTAATATCTTTAGATTCACCAGTCGGAGCACCTTCCATTGGATCAATTTCACGCTCTTTGCGAGCTGTTTCTAATTCTTTAAGCAAGTCCATTACTCTGTTAGCACCAACTTCTTGTTGTGCGCTCTCGCCTCCCATATCCTCTGTGGTTAACTTTGCTTGATATGGCTCATTAGTTTTTTCAGGTTGTTGTTGTTCAATAGGGTCGAACTCACCTCTTACAATTATATGGCTATGCGGAACACTACACCCTGCACATAGGTATTGTTCTAATATATGAGCCGTTGTTGGATATTTTAATTCTGCTTCCCAGTGTGTTACTTCCATATTTTGTAGCTGTGGAAAATCCAAAGGTTTCTCAGTAATTGGAGTTCTTTTTGGTGAGCTAAGATTTATTACTTCATACTTATTTAGACTAGCTTCCATTTTGTCTTCAAAGCCTTCAGGAACATCTCCTGCGACTCTAATAAAAAATTTATAAGTCTTTTCAGACTCAGTTAAAAATTGTGCAAATGTTTTCATGGTTATTTCCCTATTATAAACTATTTATCCATGTTCTTTAGTTTTTGTAATAAACTATTGCGGTCTGTTACCACATATCCGTCTCCGTTTACTACATTACCGTCTGGATTAGTATCATTATCTAGTTTTTCTTTTTTAAGTTGCAGCTCTATCATTTTAAGTTTTTTGTCCATCTTTGCTACTTTTGCATCAAGACTGGTTTTTAACATACTACCAGCAACTTCAAAAACTCTACCGCTGTATCTACTTTCAACATTCATACCTAAATCCATTAAGTCTTCATAGCTTTGTAGTGCTCGTCCTGCAATGTCATTAAGTTCATCGTCAGCTTTTTCACCTAAACCTTTTACACTAGGCAATGCACTAGCAATCTTATCAAACTCTGCTATATCTCTCATGGTTTCTTGTTGTTCAACTACAGCAGCTTTTGCCTTAGTTTCGTTTTTTGCATCTGAAATAATTTCTTTAGAATCAGGCAAGTTTAAAAGTTCTTCGAGTTTTTTCGTCATAGTATGTAACCTTTATTTACACACTTATTTATCGCTTATCTCTGACCGTTGTGAAAAATGTCGGCCTCTGTTACAATGCGGAATGTTATGCGGTTTTGCTTACAATAGGCGTTTGCAGCCTCCCATTTAGCTTGATTAACTATGTAAGCCGCTTGATTTGCCTTACTACGCCCTAATTTGTTTCTATCTGCTTGGTTAGCTGGTTTTACTTCTATTAGTTCTACCTTTTGTTTTCCGCCTCTATCTGCATATGCTATAAAAAAGTCTGGTACATATATAGTATGCTTTCCGGTCAATGGATTTCTATATGGTATCTTTACCGCTTCACTAGCCCATTTTTCTACAGCAGGATGATTATCACAAAATTGCATAAAAGCAAACTCCCAACTTGATCTATAAGTTGGTGTTTTGTTTCCTATATATTTTTCTGGAAATTTACAATTAAATTTACCTTGTGCAAATCTAGCCATGTTACACTACTACATTGCGTTTTTCTACAGTATCAACTGAACTTTGCACTTTAAATCCTAATGTACTAGACTTTAATCTAGCATAATTTAATATTTCTGTAACTACAGTGCTTAGTTGTATGTTATCTAAGCCCTTCAGTGTATCTAATAGTTCAAATACTTTCACCCCGTCTAATTTTGCTTGATTCAAAAGTATTGTTGCTGTGCTAATTGCACCAGCTTTTTCAAAACCACGTTTTTCAAAAAAGCCTACTACAGCATCTACTTCGTTTGAAGGAAATGATATCTTATCAGTAAAATAACTATCAAAAAATTCTGTAACTTTTTTTTCGCTAGTTTGTGATTGATTTGATGGTAAACTACTCATTTTTTATGTTCCTGTTACTTGTCTTTCTAATGCAGCCATTTCATTAGGATTTGATCGAGTTGCTTCGTAGGCAGCTTTGCCTTGAGCAACACTTCCACCTGTAGTAGCTTGGAAATTTTTAATAGACTGTCTTTGCATCGCACTATCTAATGCAGCAGGATTCTTTTTCAATGCATTTGTTCCTTTTGTTACAGCAGCTAATACACCTACTCCTGCCGCCGCAAGTAACAGATCTTTAGATCCGCCTTTGCCACCATTTTTAGGAAATAGTGTTTGTGCAACACCGCTAACATTTGTTCCTGTTGCAGCTCCTAGCGCACCTGTTAAAATATTAAATCCTTCTTGACGTATACCTTCTTTACTTAGATTCCTAATGTTGCCTATTAAATTTGCTCCCATTAATACACCTAACAAAGGATTTTCGTATACATCTCCACTAGCAATAAAATCATACAAACTAAATGCTCCATCTATTGCTCCTGCTAGTCCGCCGCCTCCGCCTCCAGCTAGAGATAAAGGACTAGGAGTACGATCGTAATGGTCTTGACCAAAACCTGTTGGATCACCATTAGCACCTGCTCTAACAGCTCCACTTTCGTAAAATACAGCTTCGTATGCTACTTCGATTTTATTTTCTAATACTCCTGCACCGTCAGAATTTGTTACATTGTCGTGTGACCATGATGTTATAATTGGATTAACTAGAGTGTATGTAATATATTCGCCTCTGGCCATTGTGCTAATATGTATTGCTTTGAAGAATGGTACGCCTGGATTATTTACATCCATACCATACTTAAAGTTATTTTGTATTACACCTTCGTATGTGTTATGTGGATTTACAGAATATGCTCTACCACCATTTATTCTTTGGTTACCATCTGCAAAATAATATCTGTAATATGCTTGTAAAAATGCTGTTGTCAAACCTTGGTTATCATCATGGAATGTTATGTTTATAGGATTGTATTGTATTCCTGTTTGGACATTTTTAATTCTATTATATTTTTTCTTCTGTTCGACATTAGCTTGATAAGAAGGCAAATCTGCTGATTTAACTAACATACCAATCTCATTTAATGGACCTGAGTCTAATAACTTAGGTATTAAAAACTTACCTTCTGGAGTTACGTCAAATTTTACATGGTAATTAAACTTACTACGAGGTGCAAGTCGCATATTATTGTCAACATACAATCTTGATGCATGTTGCCAGTCACCTAAATTTCCTTTAGGAGATAATGTGCCTGATGCTATTGAATCTAGTAATCCATTGAATTTATTTGCCATACTAATATTTATCCAACTTATTAAAGTACGTATATAAAGAAAAAAGGGAGCGCAACGGCTCCCTTTAAAAAGACTAAATGAATTTTATTTTTATTATGCGCCGCCGCCAGTTACTGCTGTGTTAACTGTACGTCCTATAGCTGTACCAATACCTGTACCTTGTGGTGATTGTATAGCATTGTCATAACGTATGTTTAATGCAATACTAACTGGATCTGTAGAATTAGAATATGCTAACTGATTATAGTTTGCACTTTCTACATAACAGCCGTATAATTCAAATGTTTCTAGTACAGTTGGTGTGTTTGCACCATTACCGCCGTCTAAGATTTCAATACGTGTTACGAATTTATAATCTTGTCCACTTGCTGCACTTGACTGTTCATAAAAGTCAAATTGTTTCTGAAGTTGTTCACCAACTAGTTTTTGTACATTGTTGTTTACATCTTCACGTAAGTTTAGTGTGATTGGTTCCCAAGTATGTTTACCTGCTAGGTATACTCTTGAGTTGTAAACATCTAGTGTCATTTGTTCAAAACTTACATTTGGACGGGCTACGTCAATAACCTGTTTTGTAAGTTCTGTTGTTGGTGTACTAACGCCAAAGTTTTCCAAGCTCACTCTAAAGCGATATTGGAGTTTTGGCATTAAAAGTCCCTGGTTACTAGCGGAATCTCCGCTAGCCAGTGGAACTGTAATTTTTGATAGTGTTGAAATTGCCATTTAGTCTGCTCCTGTTATATATATTTATCAGTTTAAAGTCCTGATATTTCTCCAGTGTTTTTAAGTCTTAGTGGTATGTAGATAAACTCTACTGCCTTCACAGGTTCAATAGCAATGTCTAAGTATAGTTCATTTTTATCTATTCTGCTTGGCGTATTGTTTGACTCATCACAAACTACTAGGTAATCATACAAGCCACGCTGTCCCACTAATTCAAGTAGCAAACTTTCTGCTGCTTGTTTTATCTCATCACGTGTAATCTTATCATTTGGTTCAAAGATATATGGTTTAGCAAGTGTGTTTAGCTGACTACGTAAGTAGATAACCAAACGTGCTACATTTATTCTGTCTAGAGCACTTGCGCCTCTTGAACGTGTTTTCTGTCCAAAGTTAACAAGTCCTGCACCTGTAATGAATGTAATTGGGTTAACAGCACTTGAATATAAAGTGTCTCTTTGTCCTTCATTAAGTGCTACAGCAACAAATTCGCCTTCGTTATTTACATATCCTGTTGAACTTGCGTTTGTAATTCCTCCACGTCTTGTACCTGCTGGTGCAAACCATGGATAGCTAACTTGATCGCTTAGTGCAATAGTTCTTAACATCATATGCGATGCCGGAACTACAACATTGTTACCAAAGTTGTCACTTGTAAAGCCTGCTGGATAGAATATACCTAAGTATTCATCTCTACTTACTAATCCTCTGTCGTTATCTTCAACTGCTGTATTAACATTTGTTGCCCAATCATTTAGTGATGTTGCATCTGGTGTAAGTCTGAACGGTGAATCACCTACGATAAACGCTGTTAAGCCTCTGTCATAGTTAAGTGAAATCATTTCACCAATTAGTTCTGGATAACCTGGTGTTGCCATCAAGTTAAACAATCTTGATTCATCATCTCTAATGTCATCATTACTGTTAACTACAGCTTGTAACGCTTGTACAACAACTTTACGCTGTGCTTTACGTCCAAAGCTACCTGAACCATCTGCTTGGTTGCCTGACTCAGTTACCCATCTGTGTGGGTAGTAATTAGTCATTGGCGCATCTGCTTGACGTTTGTTCTCTGAACTTGTATCAATATAGTTACGCTCAAAGCGTTTTACATTAAATCCGCTTCTGCGTAGATTCCATAACAGCATACCTTTTGGATATAATGCTGGATCTGGTGCATCTGGATCTAAATAATTACTTGCTAACATTTCTGGTATTGTACCACTCGGTGCAACTGTAGTTGTACCTGGTCCTGTACCGTAACGTGCATCTGCAAATAATACACCATTTTCTGTAGTTTGATCACTACTATCTAATGGACTACCCCACTTTTGAACTTCAGTTCCTGTAATGTCAGAATTAAAACGGTATATAGTCGGATAATTTTCTAAGTCACTTGTGTCAATCCAAAGATCGCCAGTTACTAAACTACCACCGTTACTATGTTCAATAGGCATTGTTGCCGAAACAATTGGTCCTGCTGGATCAGCGTTTGGATATGCTGTTGAATCACCATAACCTACCCAAGTTGTACCATTGTGATACATAATATCTACTTCATCTACAATTGAATTATACCATAATTGTCCTTGATTAGCTAATGAAGATACAGCATCTGCACTTGCTGTATAGTTTAATACACGCCAGTTTGTTGCTTGGAATTGTTTTGGACTTGTAGAATTGTCTGTTCCATCAACATATACTAAATTTGGTGTAGTTGTTGGATCTGTGCTTACAAATGGTGTAAAACCCATTGCATTCAATAATCCTGTTGTGTCTACAAATTTAATTTCGCCACCTTGTGAATGACTAATTACAACTCTATTTGATGCATCAACTTCTGCACTTACATTTGGTACATTAGCTGATGTAATTGCTGCTGCAATTAAGTTTGCATCGCCGCTTGCACTTCCTGTAGGTGTTACGCTTACAGTAACTGGTGTACTAAAACTTGCACTACCTTTGTTTGTGCTTGACATTGTAAATGTTGAAAGCCCAACACTGCCTGGTACTGCATTTGTAATAATTGCACTAGTAATTCTAGTTGGACCGCTTGCTTGTCTGCGGAAAATTGTAAAGTTTGCTTTTGCTAAAGCATCACTTGTAATATTAGTTTTGGCATATAATTCTCCAATACCTAAATTTAATCCGCCACCTGTTGAATCTAAACCATATAATGCATCTGCTGCACTTGAATACATTGGAGCACTAATCTCATCCCATAATAATGTAGTTGCATTCCAAAGTTTAACACTTAGGTTTGCACCACCATTTGGAATAGTTGTTTTGAACCAAATACTACCACTTGGTCTTGAAGTTCCAGTATCGGTTATTTTCCAGGCTGGAACACTAGTATGTGCTGATATTTGTAATGCTGGCGGTAAGTATGTACCAGCTGAAATTCCAAGCTCTGTAAGTCTAGTTGCATCACCACCAATTACAATTGGACCTCCTGTAGTTGAATCTTCAGCACCTGAACTTGTACCGTCACTATATATTTCTAAAAACCCGTCTACTGCCGCTGCACTAACACCTTGTATTCCTGCATTAGTTATTGCTGTTGCTACATCAGATACTGTGTTTGCTCCTACTGAAATAGGTGCTCCGTTTACAGTAATGGTATCTGTACCTGCAAAAGTAGGATTTGCTTTAGTACCTTTTATTGTTGGCCAACTTTTGATCCAATCGCCGCTTCCAACTGCTACCCATGTACCACTTGTATTTTTATACCATAATTTGTTAATTGTTGTAACTGCTACAATTACATAATCACCAATTGCACCAATTGATGCCAATGGAGTATAATCTCCATTATCATAATCTGCTACTTGATTTTGCTTAAAAATTACTGTAGGTTTTTTTGTTGTAAAAGTTTGTCCGCCCGTAGTGTTAATTGCATTGCTGTTCCATTGTTGAATACCGTAGCTAGAATTGTCTGTGTCAAACCAGTATGTTCCTGCTAAAGGATTTGCACTTGGTGCATCTGGAGTTGCTTCTAATTCACCTAAATCAACATCAGCTCTTACAACAAAAGCTCTGTTGCTTACACCTAACAATGAATATGCAGCTTGTAAGCCGTATTCGTTAAGTTCGCCTGCGTGAATTGGATTATTATTATTATCTGTTTTAAATATCGGATCACCAAATGTGTCCGCTAAATCTCTTTGCGACGTTAACAAGTAAGGTTTACCTGCATTCGCTTTTATTGTGCCCTGTGCTGTTCCTGTGCCTGCTGCATTTGTTTTGTTTGATGCACTAGCAACAAAAATCATTGGCACTGTACCTGGCTCAGCTGGTGTGTAAAAACTCTCGTCAATTACGCTGACCTGTACTCCTGGTGATGTTAAAGCCATATTATTTCTCCTGTTGGAATCGTTTGCTATTTGTATTTAGCATACTTTAATAAAAAGGTATG